GAGGTGGGAGCATGAATTATTACATACCAGAGGCTTTGTCTTCTTTGCGACCTCACGCAGAATGGACCGTTACTGGGAATAATCTTGGTGCAATTATCTGGCATGACGAAAGTCAAGACCGCCCAACTGATTCAGAAATCAATGCAGAAATCTCAAGATTAACGGCAGCGGAACCAATGCGGCTGCTCCGAGTGGAGCGCGATAAGCGATTGGAAGAAAGCGATTGGTGGGTGATGCGGGGCAATGCAACTGAGGCGCAATTAAACTACCGTCAGTTACTACGCGACATGCCAGCAAACACGGATGACCCTGAAAACCCCATTTGGCCTGTGAAGCCGTAGGAGAAGGCAATACCATTGAAGATTAGACAAACCTTAATATTCATAGCTTCTCTCGCAGTGGCAAGCATAGCTCTGAACACCTCGCTACACGCTCAAACAGGTAATATGTATTGCATAAGCTCTTACGAGCAAGTAGAACAAGAGACAGGAGAGAAGGGGCAAACTCTAGTCTTTGCAGGAATAACCAGAACAGGACTACCTCTCTGGTTCTTCAAAAGTGACAGAAGTTTTACAGTATTCTTTAAAAGCCGATTAACTGGTAAGTACTGCACTGCTCCTAACTATCACGGTAATATTTTAAACGGCCCTCTTATGAAAGAACAAGAACTAAAAGAACTAGGTGAACCAACATGACTGTAGAATCTGCGACATATATAAGCCAGCTAAATACCGCTTACCCTGCTGCTGGAGATAACATTTCTGAGGGTGACGATCATGTACGGCTGGTTAAATCAGTACTAAAAGCGCAGTTTCCAAACTTGGCTACCACGGCTGTTACGCAAACTAGCGCACAGATGAACAAACTTGGCTTTGAGGTGGGTACTATAGTGATGTTTGCTTCAGGAACAGCACCTACCACAGAGACTATCAGCGGTGTTAAAGATTGGCTACTTTGCGATGGTAGTGTGTATAGCAACACAACATACTCTGCGCTTTACGCAGTGATAGGTACAGTGTTTGGAACCTCTAGTGGTAATGTACAAGTACCAGACTTTAGAGCGCATATACCTATAGGAGTTGGCACTGGATTTGTCTTAGGGACGGCACAGACAAAGGCCATAGGAACAGAGTCTACTACTCTTAGCTACCAACCTATTAACTTCTTGATTAAAACATGAGCTACACTATCCCAATGGAAGACTATTACCATAAGTGTAATAACCCAGACTGCGCTTGCGATCCTTGCGAGTGCAACACAGATAACCCTTGCAACTGCTGCCAAAGGACAGAAGAAAATGAAATATAGTGGAACAGGTGTTGCCAAAACTAAAGGCAATCGTAAATTACCTCACGGTAATACAGGGAATAAAAACTTCCCAACTGTAACGGCTCACGGTAATCGTTACTACAAAGGCGATATCATGGGGAACAGCAAAGGCTAATGAATACAAGAGAACGGGCTGTTCAAGCTAATATTATTTTAACCAATGAAGTATTCCAAGAATTACTTTCAAAGATGGAAAATAGTATTATCCAAGAATGGAAATTAGCCGATTCATCTGAAACAAGAGAATCTTGTTGGCTACGACTAGACGCATTGCGTTCTATTACAGAAGACCTAAATGCCCTAGTACAAAGTGACAAGATAGAAAATCCTTAAAGGGAGAACGTAATGAACGAAGATCAGACCAATCCGCAAGAAGAAAAAGCGGAAGTCGAGGATCGACAACTGAGTATGTATGATGTCATGTTTGGAAGTGAAGAAAGCACTAATCCTGAACCAGCATCAGTAGAAACTGAAGAAGAAGATACGGACGTTGAAGAACTTTCAGCAGAAGAGGAATCGGATGAAGTTTCTGAAGAAGAGGTAGAAGAGGAGGAAGTTCCTGAAGAAACCCCGCCTTCCTACAGTGTCAAAGTTGACGGTGAGGAATTTGAGGTCAGTCTTGACGAACTCCGAAACGGCTACCAGAGACAATCGGATTACACGAGAAAGTCACAGTCTCTAGCAGAACAGAGGAAAGCTTACGAAGCTAACCTGAGTGCCGTTCAGCAGGAAAGGTCGCAGTACACACAGGTCTTGGAAAATGCTTCTCAATTCCAGAACATGGAGTTACAGAAATTCAACACTGTCGATTGGAAAGAGTTGAAAGAATCTGATCCTATGGAATATATGGAAAAGAGAATGGAGTTTCAAGATGCAAAGGATAAGCTGCAACAAGTAAACGTGGAGCAGCAAAGAGTGCAGCGACAGCAACAACAAGAGTACGCAGAACACTTGCAGAAACACGTTGAAACTGAAGCTGATAAACTTGTCCAAGCACTTCCTGAGTATGCTGACCCTGCTGTTAAAAACCAACTTAGAGAATATGCCATGAAAGATTTGGGATTCTCTAAAGAGGATGTTGATGGCATTACAGACCATCGTGTAGTAATGGTTTTATACAAATCCATGCTACAGGATAAAGCTACTAAAGGAACCTCCAAAGCTAAGAAAAAGAATGTTCCCAAGGTTGTAAAATCTGGAACACCTGAGTCTAAAAAACAAAAGTCTCGTAAGGCTTTAACAGCTAAACGAGATAGACTCAAAAAGACTGGTCATGTTCGTGATGGTGCGAAGGTCTTTCTTGATTTTGTGTAAACTTTAACTTTGAAAGAAAGGGCCAATCATGGCACAACCTACTGGAGTATATGTTACATTCTCCTCAGCAGGTCTTAGAGAAGACCTTGAGAACGTAATATACGACATCTCTCCGACAGACACGCCCTTTATGACTATGGGTGGTCGGACTGATGCCACTGCTGTAAATCACGAGTGGCAAACAGACGCTCTTACTGCTGCTGCCGCTACTAACTTTAACGAGGAAGGTTCAACGCTTACTGCTGCCGAACCTGCCGCAACTACTAGACTTGGTAATATCTGCCAGATCAGCTTGAAAACTACGCTGGTTTCTGGTACGTTAGACGCCGTGTCTAAAGCTGGTCGTAAGGAAGAGCTTGCTTACCAGATGTCCAAACGGGCTAAAGAACTAAAGCGAGATATGGAAACCTCTCTTATAGGAACCAATCAAGCTAAAACGGCTATGTCTGCGGATAGTACTGTTCGTAAACTTGGCTCTTTTGCCTCCTATATAACCACTAATGCCAGTGTTGGTAGTGGTGGTACGGCGGCTGGTTCTGGCGGTGCGGGTGCTGCTCGTACTGATGGTACGCAACGTGCCTTTACGGAAACACTGTTGAAAGCTACGATTCTTCTTGCTTACAACAACGGTGCTGATACTAAGTACTTGATGATGGCCCCTGCGAAGAAGCAGACGTTTTCTAGCTTTGTAGGTGTAGGCGGAGCAAGCGGTGTTTCTAACTGGACCGACACTGCCGATCAACGTATAATCGGTGGTATGGATATCTATGTATCCGACTTTGGTGAGATGGCTGTTGTTCCTAACCGTTTCCAACGGGCTAGGGATGTATGGCTTCTTGATCCTGAGTACTACAAGATCGCTTACTTGCGTCCGTTTGCAACCCGTGAAGTCGCTAGTACTTCTGACGGTGAGCAACGTGCTATTATCGCTGAGTACACCTTACAGGTGGACAACGAAAAAGGACACGGTGCAGTTTACGATCTTACCTAGACTGTTCAACTACGGGAGGGGTCGTAATGACCTCTCCCACTTTTGAGGAGATTTGAATAGTGAGTGACCCGATCAAAAGAGATTTCAGGTACGATCATACCGAAGATAAAGCGGTAGTACATTCAGTACAGGACGTACAGCCTTTGCTTGACATGAACAAGAAGGAAATCAACGGCGATTCCATATATGGTACGGAAGGTGGTCCTTTAGGTATGCGTAAAGTAGCTAGTATTCCTCTTATAGTTATAGAGAAGTGGAGAACTGAGCTAGGCATAGATGTTATGAATAAGGACCATATGCCCAAAGTCAAGCAACTTTTAAACGATCCAGAGTATGCGTATCTCCGTACTCACAACAGCAGGATTTAGCAAGTGAGTCTAGCCACCTATACAGATTTGAAAACAAGTGTTGCTAACTATTTGGAGCGTGACGATCTCACTGCTGTTATTCCAGATTTTATTACACTGACGGAGAACAGGCTTAATCGTGATTTAAGAGTTAGGGTTAATCTGGTTAGGGCAACAACTTCAACTACAGCAGGGACAGAGTTTTACGACTTGCCTTCTGATTTAATAGAGTTGCGTAATATAACCTATAACACTACTAACGATAGCTACGCCCTAGACTATGTTTCTCCAGAATCAGGTACACGGGAATACGGAGGCTTGATTAATGGGTATCCTAGAGCATATACCAATCTTGGTAAAAATATTAAACTATACCCAACACCTGATGCTGTATACGAAGTAGGTATAAACTACTTTAGAAAATTAGTTACTCTTTCTGATACAAATACAACTAACGATATATTGACAGAGTTTCCAGACTTATACCTATTTGGTTCGTGTAAAGAAGGAGCAGTGTTCTTAAACGATACAGAGCAACTAGGCAGGTTCGACTCTCTTTACAACGCTGCTCTTGCAAGTGTAACAGAGGCAGAGGAGAAAGCTAGATACGGTGGTACGGTAATGACAATGACTGTTCAAGGTGATCCCGGTAGCTTAGTCAGACGAGGTGCGTAATGCCTGATACTAATTGGGTTACTGAGAACTGGATATTACTACAGGAATCTGGCGGTAATATCTTTATGGAAGATAGCACCCCAACTGACCCTGTATATGTTTCTTTGCAGGAATACGAGTCTACTTCTTGGCCTCCTAATACAACCACAGGTTCAGGTTAATGCCTAAAGAGTTATTTGATATAAACGGGCAGCAATCAGGGTTTAGTTTCAATACGGATTTATCTCCGTATGATATGCCCCCTAATTTCTTCAGCAATGCGCTTAACGCAAGATTTACAGATAAGACTGCCTCTACGATTACAGGACACTCTCAGGTACTAGGCACACCAACTGTGGCCCCGTACTGGACAATAAACTTTCTACAAGGGGCTAACTCTCTCTGGATATACGGTGGGTTGACAACTCTACAGAAGATTACAGGAACTACCCACGCTGCTGTAACACGTTCCAGTGGTGCTTATACTACTCTCGCAGGAACTACAAATAACTGGCAAGGCGATGTTCTAGGCGGTGTGCTGGTGGTAAACAACGGTATAGACGTACCGCAAAGCCTGACACAAGCAGGGTCACTGTTTACAGACCTACCTAACTGGCCTGCTGCGCTGCGTTGCAAGACTATAGTTCCGTTTAAGAACCACCTTGTAGCTCTGAATATGACCGACAGTAGTACGGCAAAACCTTACACAATAAGGTGGAGCGATGCCATACCAGAAGGTGCAGCCACTAACGGTGCTAATACTTGGGTAACTAGTAGCACCGCTTCAGAAGCAGCGGAAGTTACCATAGGTGGTACAAAGGGACATTTGCTCAATGCTGTTCAGCTAGGCGATGAACTTATTGTTTACAAAGAGGATAGTATCTACTCGCTACAGTATGTCGGTGGTACATTCATCTTCAACGTAAGAGACAAGTTTAAAGATGTAGGGTTGTTTGCCAGAGATGCTGTAGTAGACCTTGGAGATGGTAGGCACGTTTTAATGTCTACTGACGATGTGATAGTACACAACGGTAACTCCATTGTAAGTGTTATTGATGACAAGATGAAGACACTCTTGTTCTCAGAAATTGATACCGTAAACTTTGGTAAGACATTCCTTACGCACAACAAGATTGAAAACGAGGTTTGGATATGTTACCCCAAGACCAACGCAACAAACGGTTTTCCAGACAAGGCGTTGATCTGGAACTACCGGGACGATACTTGGACTACAAGGGAGTTACCAAGTGTAAACTTTATAGGGAAGGGATTGGTAAACCCTGCGCTTACCAACACTTGGACCGCCTCGACAAACACTTGGAACAACAGTACTCTAGCTTGGGCTCAACAGGAGTATAACCCTACTATCGACTCCCTGTTAATGTGTGGAACTAACGGTACTAAACTATACCTAGCAGATTCAGGAACTACTTTTGACGGTACAAGTTTTACTACAACCTTGGAACGTATAGGGTTACACTCTGGTAGAACAGACGCTATAAAAAAGATAAGCCGAATGTACCCTCGTATAAGTGGTACAGGTACAGTAAAGATAAGTGTAGGGTCAGAGTTAAACGCTTTTGAAGGTGTTTCCTATGCTGACCCAGTGACATATACTATAGGTACTGACAACAAGGTAGACTGTAGAGTCAAGGGAAGATACATAGCGGTAAAGTTTGAGAGCGATGCTGATACTACATTTTCTGTTTCAGGATTTACCCTAGAGTCTGAAGTGGTGTCAAGTAGATGAGTAGAGACTACCCTAAGTTTAACCCATCTACGGCTCCTTCTAATTCTGAGGATATACCCAGATATCTGGATAACACTTTAACCCAGATTAAGACATCTCTGGATATAGCAAGAGAGGGTCACTTAGAAGTTGTCTACGCTGAACCAGATAAGCCCTTCCAAGGAGATATAAGATATGCTGACGGAACTAGCTGGAACCCCGGAAGTACAGGAGAAGGAATATACTTTTACAACGCCGCTGGTTCATGGGTTAAGCTATAAGAAAGTAAACCCTGAAGGTAAGACATTCAGAAAGATTGTTTCCGACTGTTGGAAATATATTGAATCTGGTATAGAGCATAGCGGTAGTGAAGAGCTTATTAGTACCGAATACTTGGTAAAGAGCATACTTAGCAGAGAATCTGATTTATGGGTTTCAGAGGATAAAAACGGTACAATCAGAGGTTGCTTTGTAATAGGAGCAGCCCCTTACCCAAAAGAAACAGGAATCATAGCTGAAACTATAGGTGGTGAGTTTAACTTTAAGGTAATAACACCGATAGTAGAACAACACTATAAGAACTTAGGATACAAGTTTTTCCAAATGTCTGGGAGAAAAGGTTGGGAGAAAGTTATGCAACCTATGGGGTACAAGTTTATGAACATCACGATACACAAGAGGCTATAAAATGGGCAGTATATTCAGACCTAAAACAACAGTAGTAAATGTTCCTAGTCAGTCACAGTCATCAGGGTCAAGTAAGATTGAGCCTTTTGAACCTGTTGTGCCTTTTATTAGGGAACAGTTACCTGACTTGGTAAACGAGTTTAGAGCTACTCCTGAGTTGTTTAGAGAGAGTTTAGTGCCTCAAGATTCTGCCCAAACACTGGCTGCTAGGGAAGGTTATACTAACTTAGCACAGAATGTTATACCGGGATTTACCCAAGGCTTTACCGATATATACCAGAATCGTTTGAATACAGCCTTGAGTGACCCCTTCGAAGACCCGATCTTCCAAGCTGAAAGAGGTGTTATAGCAGACGAGGCACGTTCCCTGACAGAGCGAGATAAACTTCTAGCACAGCAGCAAGCTATCAATGCTGGTCAGTTCGGCTTAGGAAGTACAGCCTTGGGTGAACTTGCAACCTTACAGGAACGTCAGAGAGAAGAGTCTACAAGACAAGCTCTGGCAACTGCTTTGAAAGATGCTGAAATTCGTAGAACAGCAGCACTGGCAGATGTACCGGGGTTAGGTCAAACAGCCCTGCAAGCTGCAACAACGCCATCAGCCCTGCTAGAATCTGTAGGAAAGGATGTGGAAACTAGAGATCGTGCTAGGTTGGCAGATCAAGCTAGGCTTGCATCGCAAGAGCAGGAAGCTCGTAGAGCCCAAGCTGTGACCTTGACCAACTTACTGGGCGGCTTGGCAGGTCTGGGTAGTCAGACGCAGTTTACGCAAAGTCAGTCTGGTACGCAAGGTCAGGCTTTCCAAGGTGCAAGTCCGTTCCAGCAAGCAACCGGGGCTATAGGAACACTAGCTGGTATTTTAAAGTAGGAGTATAGTAAATGGGACCGTATACAAACACACCGTTAGGTGGACTTAATTTTGGAGGAGGGTCGCTTAATTTAAGCATGACATCTCCTAGCTCTAATAGAATCTTTGATCCCGGCTACTTTTCCATGCAGAAAAGATACAACCCTTACGAGACAAATCCGAAGTATGCCAACCAAAGAATGTTTGGTCCTGATTCTATACGAGGGGATCATGCTGATATGTTCCCCGGTCAAAACCCATATGCTACGAAAAAAACAATATGGAGTGATCTTAAAGATTTTGGGGGTAAGCTAGGGGGAGTAGGAGAATACGAACCACCTGTGCCTATTTCTGGACCCAGACTTGGAAGAATGAATGCACCTAGGGGTGGTAGAATTTCGTACCGTCCTACAGACTTACCTCAGAATAGATATCTCATGGGAGTAGATGACTATAATGCTAGAAGAGAAGCTGCTCTAAAACTATGGTCACAATTGATAAGACGTAATAATTACCAACCTTTAGTCTAGGAATACGAATATGCCTGATAATGTAAACAGACCGGGAATGACTGTAGAAGATGAATTTTCCCATTATAGTTCACCCGGATTTCTCAACATTTCTAGAGATATTCTATCTGAGTTGATAAAAAGAGGAGTAGGATTGCTACCAAGCGATGAGGATTTGGGTGTAAATACTACAGATATTATTACAGGCGGTGGCCTTCCTGCTGGACAAGTACCTCTTTATGATACTCAGCAACGCGGCCTAAACTTTACACAACCTGTTCCTATCTCTACTAGACCAGAACAAAAACCAGAAAATATTATTTATGTTCCAGATGTTGCAGTAACACCAGCCCTCGAACAACCTATATATGATCCATCAGCCCAAGCGCAGAGTGATCTGGACGCAGCAAATGCAGCCGCTAGACAAACTGCTCCTGTAAATAATCCTAATTCGTGGAACTACGGGTTTGGACCACCTTTTGGCCTTACAGAGGCTCATGGTATTAATGATCCTTATAATAACTTTGCTATCAATGCTCTTGAAGCTGGAGATACCGTCAACAAAAGAATGAGAAACAGGGAGCAGCCCACACTCATGGGCGGTGGTGTTGATCTTAGCAGCCTGTTTCAAAAGGGTAAGGATATATTCTTTAGCGATCCTATGCAAAACTTTTTCCAACTATCTCGTGACGCTTTAGCCCAACCCGTAAACCCCGGAGATTGGGGATTAGAGCCTTTTGCCAGAGCGCAGGTAGCTAGAAACCAACTAGAGTACGAGAGAGAGCAGACTAGGTTAGATAGGGAGATAGAGGAAGCAGACCTTGCAGCTAGAAGAGCGGCTACAGCGTATGATAGGAGAATAGCTGAAGAGAACTTAAGGATAAATCAAGCAAAACTTGCTCTTCTACAAAACCCACTGCCAGACCAACCCAAGATAAACAAAGTTACTATAGCGGCTATGGCAGACGCAGTAGCATTGTTAGAAAAGAATGGCGTTATAAAGATTGGTGATTTTTATAGTTACTGGAAGCCCAATACTCCTGATCCAGATGAGGCACGAGAAGCCATAGCTCTTGCAGCCTTGGAAATCCAAAAGAACAGCCCTGAGACATCACCTACTGATGCTATTATACAAGCCATAGCCAATCTAAAAGGACAAGGAGAGGCACCAGCAAACGGAGCTAACGCCCCCGTACAAAATGGTAGTATTAGCGGTGCTACTTCAGGAGATTTAAATATAAGCGGCAAGACTCCAGCGGTAATAAATTAAATGGCTGAAACTAAAACTATAACTCTGTCAGACCTTAGAAGCAATCCTGCTCTTCTAGCAGCCAATCTTGAGCCGGGAGATACCTACACAGTAGGAGAAGATGGCAAGTTTAACGTAAATCGTGTCTTTTCTGAGGAAGGTGGAATTAACTTGGGCCTCGTTATAACAGACGAGATTCTGAAAAATGATCCCAAGCTAGTTGAAATGGGTGTAGAAGCTGGAGATAGATACCTAGAAGATGAGAACAAGATTATCAAAACTGGTAGTGGTAGCGGTTGGCAACAGTTTTGGTACGGTTATGATGAGGAAAATAACCTAACACAGAATATAGCTGACATCTTAGAATCATGGGCAGGTATAGGAAGATTTGGACTAGACGGTTATACCTCACCTGACGAAGCCTACGGAGAAGGTTGGAGCGAAGCGGATAACGAAACACAACGAGCAATGATTCGCAGGGCCAGAGAGCGAGAGTTGCTAGACAAATACGGCAGACACTTTACCCCGGATGCTGATAGCGGAGCTAGGCTTGGAGGGCAAGTTACCGGGGCTATTGCTGACCCTACATCCTTGATACCATTTCTAGGCCCTGCTGCTAAGACTGCTTCATTAGGTTCTAAAGCACTAAGAGTAGGAGCAAATATAGGTACAGGAGGTGCGCTAGGCGCTGGCTATAGTGTCTCAGACGACTTGGCTAGAGGTGGAGGAGTAGGAGATATAGACGTAGATAAGGCTCTAGAAACAGGTGCGCTTGCTGCTGCTGGTACAGGACTATTCATAGGTGCTGGCAAAGGTGTATCGAAATTAAGAGATCGTTCTGCTAATAAACAAGTAGACTTAGCGGATAAGATTATAACCAGACACGTTGCCGCTGGAGCAGATACACAGGCTGCTGTAGCCTCTGCCCAAGAAGAAATCTTATCTATGGGTGGTATGCCTATAGAGAAAGCTATGCAGAGAACGGGCAGAAAAGTTAGAGTACCTAGTAGTCAAACAGCAGCCCAGAAAATACTAAAGGATGCAGCAGAGGACGAAACTGTATCTCGTTTCTATCATAAGGGTGTGGATAATTTTTTGGGTAGCGTTTCTACAAGAATTAGAAACATATCTGAGCCGTTGTTTATGCGACTCCGTAAGTACGAGTTTAACACGCGAGTCGATACTGTAAAACATTTAGAAGCAGTAGAACCGTTTATGAAAAGTATTTCTAAAATAAAAGGACCGATGAAACAAGCAATTGCTAGGCATCTGGCTAACGGGAGATTCCAAGAGGCTGAGAGACTTATGTCTAGGGAGATGCGTGACGAGTTCAAAACGGTTAGGGAAACTCTTAACAATTTAGGAGGAGAGCTAAAGGCATCTGGAGTAGACCTAAAAATGATGGATAACTACTACCCTCGTCTTATCAAGGGAGAGAGGCAGTATACTGCACTTTTAAGTCACTTTGGTAAAGAACCATCAGATGCTATTACTAAGAGACTAGATGAAGAGGCAAAAAGTAAGGGTTTAGCAAATATAAATCAAGTACCTAGCTGGAGAAAATACGAAATAGCTAACCAAGTTATCAAAGGTTACGGTGACACCGGGGGTAAGGCCAAATCAAGGCAACAGTACCAAAGAAAAATAGCACAAATAGATAGCGAAATGCAAAAGTTTTACGCGCCGCCCGAAGAAGCCTTGCAAATGTATATACGAAATTCTGTAAACAGTATAGAACGGGCTAAGTTTTTCGGTATGCACCAGAAAGGTAGAGGGTATAAAGGCTTGGCCCCTACCCGTACAGTGCGAAACCCTGATCGTTCTGTTAGAGAAATTCCTATGGACGAATCTATAGGGCAAATTGTTACAGCAGAGCAAAAGGCACTAAATTTAGACAGTAAAAAAATAGAAGAACTTACAAGCCTTTTACAATCTAGATTTAAAGGGGGTGAGCAAAGTACTGGATCAGGGCTTGGTTGGGTCAGAGACTTGGGGTATATGGGAACTATAGCTAATCCCATATCTGCTATAACTCAGCTAGGAGACTTGGGTGTATCTGGAGCGTTGCATGGATTTAGAAACACCATTGCATCCATGTTTAAGACTAAGAATGTAAAGATGGTAGATGTTGGTCTAAGTGATGTAGGCCAAGAATTTGCAGATGTTCGTAAGAGTTCTGAATATCTTAGAAAGATGTTTGCAGCCACAGGTTTTAGGCGGCTTGACCGTCTGGGTAAAGAAACCAGTATGAACGCAGCTTTCCGTAAAAACTTTAAGCTACTTAAAACTGCAAAAGGAGAAGCAGCGTTTAGAAAGAAGTGGGGCAAGGCTTACGGAGATGATATAGAACAGCTTATATCAGATTTGAAAGCTGAGAAAATTAGCCCATCGACAAAGTTCCACGCCTTTAACGAGCTATCGGATATGCAACCTATTTCTATGATGGAAATGCCGCAAAGATATTTAAACCACCCTGATGGTCGTATTGCATATGCCCTGAAGACCTTTACTTTGAAGCAGTATGATGTGGTCAGAAGGAACGTGGTTCAAGAATGGAAGCACGGTAGTAAAATAAAAGCTGTTAAACAGGCAGGGGCATTAGCCGGGTATCTTTCCACTGCCAATCTTGCAACTGGTGCTATTAAAGATATATTGCTAGGCCGTGATCCAGAAATGTCTGATCCCGATGAAACTATTCAGAAAGGTTTATGGGCATTGTTAGGGGTTTACGGACTTAATAAGTATGGTATCGAACGATATATACTAGGCGGTGAAATTAAAGATTGGGGTGTTAACCAAATTATGCCAGCAACGCCTATAATAGATGCGGTGCTTGGGATGACTAGGGATATTGTAACTATGAAAGAAGACCCAAACTTTAAGAAGTACTTGAGATCAGTACCAGCAGTGGGGCCAATGTTGTACAACTGGTTCGGCGGTGGAGCAGAGAAGTATAACGAGCGTGTGGAAAAGGGTAGGGAATAAAAATGGCCGGACTACTAGACATTATACCCCCTATACCGCCTGAGAACAGGCCATCTGGTAAAGGTCTATTAGAGGTAGACTTTTCTAATTGGAGAGATAACTCTAACATACAAGCCGTAATTAAAAAGAATCCTATCGTAGAGAAAATTATACAGGCAGAGAGTTCTGGAAATCATAGAGCATTCAACGAGGGCTCAGGTGCAAGAGGGTTAATGCAGATAACTCCCATAACAGCTTTAGGCGGTGTGGACGATGATGGTAAACAAACCTATGCACACGGTATGTACGGAAAAACTTTATCACTGGAAGAGCTATACGATCCTGAGAAGAATGTAAAGTTTGGCACGGACTACTTTAACGCTTTGAAGAAATCTTTTGGCAACAACGCTAAAGCTCTTGTAGCGTATAACTGGGGTCCGGGTAATTACAAAGAGTGGAGAGAAGGTGGTCGCAACTTTTCAGAACTCCCTAAAGAAACAAGGGACTACTTGCGTAAAGTTTTAGAAGCACCAGACAAACAGATCAAGAAGATGTTGGGTGTACCAGTACCAACCGTTTAGAGGCAAGTATAGTGAATGGACTTCATACAGCAATATTGGGAACAATTAGCCATTATAGGATTTGCAATACTGGCTATAGTTAAGATGAAGTTTGAGCTAGATAGTCTGAAGAAAGATGTCTCAGACTTGTACAAGAGAAATACATTTATAGAAGTTGTCACGCTCAAGGCAGAGATGGGTGTTGTAAACCGAAACATTGCATCTCTATGGGACAAGTATAACTCGCTAGTCAAAAAGGAGTAGTCAGGTGGAGTGGTTGATCTTAACAATAGGTGCTAAGTTCTGCTGCATCGCAGCGTCAGGAGTGGGCGGTCTATCTAACTGGGCCGTGAAGAAAGCTATTAGCTGGAGAGATTTAGCTCTAGCCGTTCTCGTAGGTTGGGCAGCGGCAGAGTTCTTTATCCCACCAGTGATGAAACACTGGGAGCTAGACGTAACTTGGGGACCAGCCATAGCATTTGTCATAGGATTTTGCGGAATACGGCTACTCCCTGTAATTGAGCAAGCATTAACCAATAGGGTCAAGGGTAGTTAATTATGGATGCTCGTAACATAGACTTGACAGGGGAACTGTCTGACACACTACCGCCCAAAGATGAAGCAATGAAAGCTGCGTTAGATGCGTTACACGCCATAGCGAGGCACGAGCGGGAATGTGGATTACGTTGGGGAGATGCTCATGCAGAGATGAAGCTAATCAGAGAACAGCTAGGAATACATTCCCGTAGATGGGAACGTCTAGCTTGGATGGTTATAGGTACAATGACTGCTGGTGTTGTAGCAGTTGTGGTACAATCTTTGAAATTTTAGAGAGGACTAAATTATGGAAAATGAAACTGTAGGTATTGTTACTCACATTATGACTTGGTTTGGAGACATACCAGCTTGGCTCACGGCGATTACAACAGTGGTCACAGCGGCCACAGCTATCACCGCAATAACTCCAACCCGTAAAGACGATATGGTTATCGGCAAAGTACTATGGGTGCTTAACATAGTTGCTGGCAACATTGGTAAAAACAAGAACCTAGACGCTTAATCAAGGTGCAATTTCTAGGTTTAATAAAAGTACTGCTCCGATTGGTCGGTCATTTATCAGAATGGGCTATGCGTAGACAACTGATAAAGGCTGGCGAATCGGCAGCAGTGAACAAAGGTTTGGTAGATGTTGCAAACACCATTGAGAAAGCTCGTAGGGCTAGGAGCGATATTGATAGTAAGCGGTTGCGCTCTAAGTACCGCCGTAGTTCCAAAGAAGGCGATTAGCTATATACCTTGTGTGTCTCTCCCCGGCCCTTTCTTATACGAGGACGAGAACATAGATCCTCATTTCCCTGTCCGAATTAGCGAGGAAACTTTAGAATGGGCAGACGAGTACAACGCTGTTTGGGAAAGCCTGTGCGAATGATTTGTATTTACTGTGGAGCAGATAAAGGTAAGAGCGTCACCTGTCCTAGGTGCGGTTCTATGAAAGGTAAGGAAAGTAAATGTATGGACTATTAGCAAATGCTGGACGCAGAGAGGACAATGCTGCCCTAGGTGGTCAAGTAGCTCATATTAGCGCAGCAGAGGCAGACTTGCTCAGGCGGTTGGGCGGTGCTGGTAGCGTAAACCCTATAACAGGTCTTCCTGAATACTGGGCAATGGGGTTTGGGCCATCAACAGTCGCTTCAGCTACATCAGGTTCATCAGGTTCCTCAGGTTCATCAGGACCGGGACCTATGGGAATAGGCCCCACAGCAGTAGCACAAGGATTAGCTGCTATGGGATTAGGAACGGGATCATCAGCTCCGGGGTCTACGGGAACAGGTAGCAGTGTCACATCTATAGGGGAGGGGGCAGTAGCTGCTGACGGAGGTCTGGGGTTTATGGCTGTTCTTGGAGAAGGGCAGGGAAACTACGGGCAAAGTATGGGTGACGGAGGAACAACTGGAGGAACAACTGGAGGAACAAATCAAGGGTTGTCTTTTTCCCCTCTTGCTAACAGCACATATGGCCGTGCTGCTAACATGGCAAATGCAAATATAGCGGCTGACTCTGGATTGGTTCCGGGGATGAGTATCTTTGGACAACTAGGACACGTTCTTGGTAAGGCTGCGACAACCGGGATACTTGGATTTCTAGGCGATTCAGGAGCATTAGGTCCAGCAGTACAAGCAATGGTAAGGGGATCAACCACTTCTACATATGGGGGTGAGGGGTCTTCATCTGCTCCTACATATGGGGGTGAGGGGTCTTCATCTGCCACTTTTGGAGGCCCCGGACAAGGGGGCTTACTCCCGTCACAACAAATTGCAAACTTGCCTCAAGGTGGTTTACTACCAACACAAGCAGACTTGAACCAAATTGTAGAAGACAGACAACAGGCAATCTAGAATGGAATACCCAACTCTCATACCAAGACCTAACAGGGAGACTGTTACAGGGTTGCTCAAAGGTGTTGCGGGAGTTACACCGCTGTTGGGTGAAGCTATAACAGGGTGGGAAGCAGAGCAAGCTAGAAGGGCTGGAAGGTATGGAGAGGCGGGACTTTTAGCAGGTCTTTCAGCACTAGGACTTATACCGGGTTTTGGGGGATAACTAAGTTACCCTACGCCGCACCTTTTAAGAACGTATGGAACAGGTTTTCACCGTCTAGAGTCTACCCAGAGCCCAATTACTTTTCTGACATAGCTGGTAAAGCCTATAGTAAGTTTTTAGAAAGATTTGAAGGAGCAGCAAAAGACTTTCTACGGCCTACAAAGGGTAGTGCGAAAGATATTCCTACATCAGAATTTGGTTCCTCTTGGGATCAAAACCTGAAGCGACTTTACGAAACTAACCCTAGGAAGTTTCCCAAAAGAAACGAACATTTTGACAAAATGAGGAAAAGGGGTGATCACAGTAAAGAATTTGATAATCTATCTGATGCTGATATAGCTAGTATGCAAAAACAATACTATGACGCAACGCAGGACTATTTACATCAGTTAGGAGTACCAGAAGGTAAAATAGCTGTGTACCGTAGAGGTGATATAGGGGATGATAGTATAGTGTCTTTTTCCCTTGACCCCAGATTTTCTACTAAAGCGTTACCTTGGGTACACGCAGATGATCCGTTAAGAACTTTACCTGTGGACAGATACTTGGTAGACAGGAAGGATATAATATCCGCACCTAACGCTCTATTCCCTAATAGTTATAGTTTTTCTGGTGAAGCAGAGGTGTTAATCAACCCCCTTAAAGTTAAAAAGATACCTACTGTGTACGAATAGAGGGGCTAACCGTTGGCCCCTCATGGATGTATTACGGCATCACCCGATCAGGAAAAGTTCTTTCTTTGTTTAAATCTATCCAGCTTGTCGGATAGTTCTTTCAGCTTTTTATACGATTCTTGAAGCTGCTCTTGCAAATCCTTAACATTCTTCCTAAGAATGACGTTCATAGCCTCGTGATCGTACTCCATTAGATACCCCTCAGCCTCTTCTTTATCCACAGTTTCGTGTACTATATGTCCATGAGGGTTGATAACCTGATACCCAATCTTGTTGGACGGGCCTTGGTGTATATACCGTATCTCCCTGATAAAACTTAGGCCCACGATACACTCTCTATTCAGCTTCAGTTGTTACGGTTACGAACACTTTTATTACCCAATAAATTATACAGACAGAAAGCGTAGGCTGTAATTAAGGAAGATAGCCATATTGAAAAGCTGTTGGTATAGGGTAATGTTTCTACATGATGCTTTACGATCAAGACGGTAACGATCATAATCATCCACGATAGTATGGGTATAGATACCAATAGGAGTATCCACCCTACACCCCGCACGTTCCACCTCGTTGCGTAATGCTGCATATATCGTGAGTCTCTACACCCTCTTCAAACTCTTCTCCTAGCTTGGTCACAGCTTCACTATACGGCACAGAGCTAAGAGGTTGTCCCCCTCTGCATCCATCAGGATACACGGTGAAACCCCGCAACCTATGAGCATAAGCAGCAAGAGTATCGGTAAATGCCTCAACAGTATCCGCATTGTTTAATTTTGACCCCCATGATGGTAGGTTAATAGTGGAAGATATAGCCATGTCCACATAGTCTTGAACATCTGCTTGGAACTTTATACGCCTCTCGTAGTCCTCAGCCAAGTCCAAAGCGGATTCAATTTTGTTAGGGTTCGTACCATACAGGTCGATAATTTCCTGAGCCGCACTGTCTACAACATACTGATAGTGCCAACGGTTACTGTGCTTAAGATACCTACGACGATAGGCCACAGCAAAAATAGGTTCAACCCCAGTGCTAGTACCAGCAAGGATACCGATTGAACCAGTAGGGGCAATTGCTCTATTAGCCACAGGAGTACTAACAGATAGCTCCCTAGCATAACTGCGACTAGTATCATCGCTAACTCCTCTGTAGACACTGAGCCATCTGTGAAGTTCAGTTGTAACCTCATACTTATACCCTCTCTTGATGAGCCACTCGTGTACCCCCATCAAGCCTAGCCCTAGTCTACGGTTCTTCTCCCTGACCTTATCTACTTTATCATACGGTAACTTAGCTTTCAATGTTCCACACATTAGAAACTTGGTAGCAAGATCACACACAGCAGATAGCTCTGCAATAGACTCTATCCTACCAAGGTTGATCGAACCCAAGTTGCAAACGTCCGAATCGTCTGCGCTAGACACTTCAGTACACGCATTACGGAGCGTTTCATTCTCCTTATCAAAAAAATTAAAGCTAAATCCGGGTTCCCCTGTCGATAGGGCTTGCTTAACATTCTGGCGAAAAGTATTCCCGACATCTCCAGTATCCCAAAATTGTGTAAGCCAATCTGTATCGTAGTTAAGGCTTACGTTTGTCATATCCAAGGGGGCGGGGAAGTTAAAGTCCTGTTCCTTAACGTCACCCAGAGTAACACCAGTGTCACCTACAGGCATATCATACCAGTTCTTAGCCCTTAAGAACTCTCCAGCGTCTTGGTGCTGCCAGTTAAGGCTGGCGTATATAGCACTCCTACGACTTCCCCCCTGCATCACCCTGCGACCTATCTCGTTTATCATCAGCATCTTCGGAATTGGCCCACTCGCTATACCACCTGTGGACTTCAACCTTGAACCAGAGGGACGGTATACTGAATAGTCCACGCCTATCCCCCCACCTGTCATAAGACAACTTTCTGCTTTCCATGATAAATTTGCCCAATCTTCTCTGGAGTCTTCTTCTGCCTTGAGTAGAAAACAATTGTTAAAAAACTTACTAGGTCTGCCAGCGTAGTAAAGATACCTACCACCGGGTATGAATTTTAGGTCGGTGATGTACTGGATAAGTTGATCCCTATCACCCCTAGACATTAACTGCCCGTTAATGTACTTGATATCGCCGCAAACATCGTTGACCAATGTTTTAGACAAGTCTGCCCAAGTGGTGCAGTCCTCGTGAGCGTACTTCTGTTTGAATATGTCCTCGCTAAACTTGGAGCGAAACATAGGGTTTTCATTAGATTTAAAATTCATTACAATCCAGTGGCCTCAATTCAAATTTGTGAATGTTATCCTCTACCTGCTCCGAAAGTAGGCACAATAGTTCAACAGTATTTATACCTAGTATCTCTAGGATTTGTTCAGAGGTGTAAGCAGAAGCTAAGTCAGATAAAATATCCTCAGAAAGTTTCTGCATGACTCCGCCTCTTGCCCTTTTCTTTAGGGTCACGCTTAATGAAAAACGTAGGACGGTTCCCCCTGAACTTCAGGTCTAGCCCTTTGTCTGCCCAACAAGTCATCTTGTGAGCGCAGTAGGAACAGTTTATTCCAAGTTTATCTCGCCTATAAGACTTATCATAGACGGTATCAAAGGGTCTTGCGGGTGCTTCATCCTGTGCTACTGCCTCTTTTACATACGCAATACGATCCTTAGTGTTTGAAAGTTCCGTATGGGTATAGGTTGCTAGTTCTCCAGAGCTTTTATCAAACGCTAGGAAGGTTCCGCTATCCTCTCCCAAAGCATTTCCATAGCCGCTTATCTGGTCTATGTATCCAAACGGGTCATCGTCTGGTAGCGTACCTTCCTTAAACTTACGCATACCATACGAACTGGTAGACTTAACATCGACAAGTTTCCCGTCTATACGACTGTCGATATGGCCCTTAATCCCGTCAATCTCTATCTGCTTTTGCTGGTCTGTTACATCGTGTCCAGCTTCTTTGGCGAGGTACAGTATGAGAGCCTCTACCAAATCCCCCATCAGGAACTTGATACGGGTCTGAGGCGAGAAGTCTTCTGCCTGTTCATCCCCGTTGATATCGTACCACAGGGAACGTACACACGGTTTCCCTATGTTGGACATCCGTAAGGTAGGCTTACGATCAGAAGTGGAAAACCATAGCTGCTTTTTAACAGACTCCATCATATCAGAGGCCATACCAAAGAGGGCTTCCTTATTAGGGCTCTTAGTGCCAGTGTCTAGGAGAGAATAGATATCCTCTACTAAGGTATCAATCTTTTTCGATTTCGCTTTCATATTCTACCTTTACAATCCCTTTGTAGCTATCTCGCTTACCTGTACGCAAATCAGAAATCCTTTGATGGGTCAAGCCAGAAGATGCACACCAATCTTTCATAGTTACATCCACCACCCTGACAGTATGACCCTTGGCAAAGGTTACGAGGAAAGGCCCTCTGTATGCAGGGTTTCGTATACCCTTAAAGTAGCCTCTCAGCTTATCAGTGTAGTAGCTTTTAACAGGACGATAAAAACGTATTCCACCTATGTTGGCGTTATAGTATTTATCACTCTCAAGTACCCCTAGTTCCACCTGCATCTTAATTTCGTTATAGTACAGGTTACGCTTGTTATCGCAAAGCATGAGGATTTGGAACGAGAACTTATCCTTACCTAAACCCTCAATGTCTTCTGATAGGTACTTAGAACTACCGCAATAATTTTGCCACGCACTAGCCTTGACTCGTTTACCTTTGCTAAATCTCCAAAGATGTTTACAGCCTATATAGGACTTACCGCTTTCGGTATTAGTGATCTGGTAGACAAACCCTAGGTGATCGTCAGGGTCAAAATCTCCTACGAGATCAACATCCCAATGCCCGTACTCCACTAAAAAGCCTCGTCAGACTCCTCTGAAGAGTCTAACTCAGCCCCTTCTGGTTTGTACTCGACAATATTGGTCAGCTTTACCGCACTCATAAAGGTGGTGACGCCTGTACCAAACTTGTTATTGTACGGTCTGCTGGTCAGTTTAGCCACACCCTTAGTACCTTGGGCAAGCATGGTTGGTCCTTTGTACTCTGAACCGTCCTTGTCCAGAACTTGAGGTTGGTAGTTCGACTTGAGTTGAACATACGGAAGACCCTCAAACTTGTCTTCTGACTGTTTAATCTTCAGGCCGATCTTCTTAGCATGGCCTACCTGATCGCCTTGCAGAGCCATAGCCATGCTCCAGCGGTCAAACTTATCTTTGTAATCAAAGATGTAGGCGTAATAAACATCACCCTCTAGGTAATTAACACTTGCTCTTCCTGACATTTAATGAACCTCACTCCAGTTATTTCCAATATCAACGTCACAATCAAGTTGACAACGTAATTTATATTCATTGTTCACTTGAGCTATAGATAGTTTAACACACTCATGTACTGAGTCAACACTTTTCTTAGGACTTTCGATAACTATTTCATCATGCACCATAGCTACCACCTTAGCCCCGGTTTGCCTAGCTTTTAG